CCCCTTTCTTTTAAGGCCCAGTAAATTTAGGTTGAATGCTGACCAAGTTTACTCGGGTACTCAGCTAAAACCTTGAAAAACTATTTTTAATATTACTCTTTTTCGAGGAAATTCTTATGAGTAACGTACTATCATCCGTGGCAGTCACGGAATTTGACTCAATGGTCAAACACGCCTATCAAGGCACTGGTCTATTGAAGTCTGCTGTAACCGTTCGTAATAACGTAGTTGGCGACACCTACAAGTTCCGCAAAATGGGCAAAGGCCTAGCTAATCAAAAAGCCACTTCTGCTGAAGTAGTTGCAATGAACGTTGGTCACGAGTTTAGCGTAGCTACTCTTGGCAACTGGAATGCTCCAGAGTTCACTGACATCTTTGACGCTCAAGAAGTAAACTTTGACGAGAAGCAAGAGCTGGCTAGCACTATTGCAAATGCCCTTGGTCGTCGATCCGATCAGCTCGTTATTGACGCAATGGACGATGCTGGCGCTTATGCTGCTACTGTTGGCACTGGTGTTGGCGGAACTGCATCTAACCTGAACATGGCTAAGATTATCAAAGCCCAAGTCTCTCTTCGCGCTAAAGGCGTGCCCAACTCTGAGCTGTATGCTGCTATTAACGCATTAGGTTTGGGTGGTTTGCTGAACGACGAGAAAATCACTAACGCTGATTACCAGAACGTAAAAGCTCTTGTAAACGGTGAAGTTGATACTCTTGCTGGCTTTAAGTTTATTGTTCTTGAAGATCGTGCAGAAGGTGGTTTGACTGTTGCTACTAACGTAGTGGATTCTTACTTCTTCGCCCGTCCTGCTGTTGGCCTGGCCATCGGTATTGACATGAAGACTGACATTGATTGGGTTCCTGAGCGCACTTCTTGGTTGTGTAACGGTATGTTGAAAGCTGGCGCGGTTGCTCGTGACACTGACGGCATCGTTAAGGTTCAATACACTCAGACCGCTTAATGTCGTATTTTTGTAACTGAATGGGGGTTTCGGCCCCCTTTCTTTTAACTTTAAAAGGCTCCCTATGGCTAGTAAGATTCAGCTAATCTCTAATGCGTTAATTTTAATTGGCGATTTGCCTGTAACGTCACTTGACGGAAATACTCGGGCACAGGTTGTAGCCAGTAATTTGTATGACGGCATTGTACAAAACGAATTAACTAAATACCGTTGGGGCTTTGCTCGACGAAAAGCACAGTTAAGCAAGCTGGTAGAAACTCCAATAGGCAATGAATGGTCTACAATGTATCAGCTTCCTGCGGATATGTTAGTTCTAATCAAGCTAAACCCTGGCACTGCTTATCAAATTCTTGGCGACAAAATTTACATTAACTATGATGGCCCGCTGTATTGCGATTACATTGCAAACGTTCCTGAAAGCGACTGGCCGCCATATTTCAACAAGATGATTGAATATGCTTTAGGTATGGATTTTGCCCCATCTATTCGTGACAGCGCAGTCTCAATGGAGCTTCTTGCATCTCAATATTCAAACGCATCTCGCATGGCTAGATTTACAGATTCACAGCAGCATCCTCAAACTCCTATTCAAGATAGACCGTTTATTAACGTAAGATACTAATTTAAGTCCAGACTATTTAAAGGAAGATTATGGCTAAGTCGCAATTTTTACAGAGTAGTTTTGCCAGTGGCGAACTATCTCCTTTAATACTTGGGCGAACCGATCTAGATCAGTATTACAAAGGCGGCCAAAAGGTAGAGAATGTTGTTATTGTTCCGCAGGGTGGAATAAAACGCCGTCCTGGGACAAAAAGAATTGAAGAGGTTTTGCCTACCGTATTAACGCCATTAACTTACATTCCCCCAACAATGGTAAAGGGCGGTACTGCTGCTAACATTTACGATAGCGATGACACTACCTTTGGCATTACAAGCTCTACATTTGACGGCACTCCTTACCAAGAGTTTGCCAGATATGAGTATGGATCAATTCCATCAGCAAAGTATATTGACGTTAAAGACATTTCAATAACCAGCTTAAATGACATTGACCGATCAGCCACTGTAATATTACAGTCTTCTTCTGACGGAATGATTTGGCAAACTTTGACTTCGTTCACTATTAGCACTGCATATCAAACTAGCAAAAGATTTAACTTGGATAAGGAAGAAATTCCTGCAACTTTTCAGTATCGGTTAGTTACCAATCTGCTTAGTGTAGCTGGCTCCGACCTTCAAATTAAAGTCAACGAGTTTGTTTTGCGGCTTGAAGACGGTCCTGTGGGTAACGTTAAGACCTTTGATTTTAGTCACAAGAATGATGAGCATTACCTAGGCGTATTAACGGCAGGCAATCTTCGGTTTTATAGGGC